GTCACGGTCAAGCTCCCGCTCTGCCCGAGCGTCAACCACTGCCACGTCACCACCCGGCAGGGGAGGCGCGTACTCACCAAAGAGGCCCGCTCGTGGCTTGCGGTCGCCTCGACACTCGCACGATCCGCCGCCAAGCGTGCCGGGGCTCAACCGCTCACGACATGGGTGCGCGTCACGGTACGGGTGACATGGCCCGACAGACGCCGCCGCGACCTCGATAACACGAAGAAGCTGCTGCTCGATTCGCTCAAGGGCATCGCCTACGACGACGACTTCCGTGCGCTCTGCCATGACGATGTACCCCGCTACGACAAGGCCGACCCGCACATCCTCGTCATGTGGGAGGAGGAGCCATGCGTGGACGCGACTGCATCTACGCCGTGACCAACTCCGCTACCGGCGAAACGGTGTGCTATGAACCGACACGCATCCGCCTCCCCGACGATGACGACGACACCTACGACGACTGGCGCTACTGCACACCTGACGCCGATGCCTGCGAGAAGGCCGTCGCGCGCCACGGGCAGCACGTACACGAATGACAGCTTGCCGCCTCGACCACGCCACAAGCGGGGGTCGCTCCCCATGGCGGGGCGGCAACTCACACACAGTCGTCCGAAAGGACGTGAGCACCATGCCGGGAGGCAGGCCGACGAAGTACCGGGAGCACTTCCCGCAACTGGCCGAGGCGTATGCACTCGCAGGGATGACCGACGAGGAGATCGCGGACAAGCTCGAGATCAGCACGCAGACACTGTACGACTACGACAAGGCGCACCCCGAGTTTCTTGATGCCAGAAAACGCGGCAAGGAGACTCCCGACGATGAGGTCGAGAGTGCGCTGCTGCGTCGTGCGAAGGGTGGCTTCGTCAAGAGCGTTGTCACCCGCAAAGACGGCGAGACGATAGAGGCGTACGCCGAGCCCGACACGACCGCCTGCATCTTCTGGTTGTGCAACCGCCGCCCGAAGTCATGGCGTCACGTCAACCGCGTTGAGATCACGGGAGGCGAAGGCGGACCCGTGCAGCTTGCGAACGTCACCGGGAAGGTTGAGGAGTATGCCGCAGCCTATCTCGCGCTCGAAGGCGCTGATGCGGGCGACGGTGTTGGAGAACCCGTGGGTGCAGAGTTGTCCGGCGATCAGTCCGGCGACGGGGCATAGCCCGCAGGCCGAGTTCCTGCTCGACCCGCACTACGAGATCCTCTACGGTGGGGCGGCCGGCGGCGGCAAGTCCGAGGCCATGCTCATGGCAGCGGCACAGTACGTCGATGTGCCGGGCTACGCTGCGCTCATCCTGCGTCGCACCTACCCGCAACTCTCGCAGCCGGGCGGCCTCATCCCCCGCTCACACGAGTGGTGGGAGAACACCCCCGCCTCATGGAACGAGCAGAAGAAGCAGTGGACGTTCCCGAGTGGGGCGACCGTGAGCTTCGGCCACCTGCAGCACGAGGACGACAAGTACGACTACCAGTCAGGTGAGTATCAGTTCGTCGGCTTCGAGGAGCTGACGCAGTTCTCCGAGTCGCAGTTCCTCTACCTGTTCTCGCGCGTCCGGCGCACCACCGACAGCGACGTGCCCGTGAGGGTGCGCGCGACATCCAACCCTGGTGGCGTCGGGCATGCGTGGGTGAAGTCACGCTTCATCGACACGACCGATCCTGACCGCCGCTTCATCCCCGCGAAGCTCGAGGACAATCCATACCTCGACTTGGAGGAGTACGAGCGCGGCCTCTCACAGCTCGACAGCGTGACCCGCAGGCAGCTCCGTGATGGTGACTGGAGCGTCAGCTACGAGGGCGGCATGTGGAGCCGCAAGCTCATCGCCGACAACCGCGTCTACAAGGCTCCCGACCTCGACCGCATCGTCATCCCGATAGACCCTGCAGTCACCAGCAAAGCGTCGAGTGATGAGACCGGCATGATCCCGATGGGGCGTGCCGGTGACACCTGCTACGTGCTGCTGGACTGCTCGCTCAAGGCGACCCCTGACGTGTGGGCGCGGAAAGCCGTCGAGGTGTATCACGGCCTCGGTGCCGACCGCATCGTCGGCGAGGTCAACAACGGCGGCGACCTCATCGAGACGGTCATCCGCACGGTGGACAAGACGGTCAGCTACAAGGCCGTCCACGCCACACGCGGCAAGACCATCCGCGCCGAGCCCGTTCTCGCGCTCTGCGAGCAGGGCCGCGTGAAGTTCGTCGGCGAGTTCCCCGAACTCGAGGACCAGCTTTGCACCTACCGTCCCGGCGAACCCTCCCCCGACCGCATGGACAGCTTCGTGTGGGGCGTCACCGAACTCATGCTCGAGCGCGAGATCGACTTCGCGTTCTGACGAAAGGACAGCCGTGGGCCGCATCCGTGACGCATACGCCGCGCTCCGTGGCGAGAAGGCAGCGCAGGAGTACCCCGAGACTTCCGGCGCACAGTTCCTCGTGCCGCTCGGCATGAGCGGGCGGGCCGTCACCTATCAGGCCGCCTTTGACTTGGCCGAGCACACCGACGAGCTCGTAGCGGCCGCACGCGATATCTGGCGCACCAACCTCGCCGAGCCGCCGCTGGTGGTGTTCGTCGATGACACGCCGGACTACGACCACCCGCTGTCACAAGTGATCTCACGCCCCAACGCCCACCTGTCACAGACGATGGTGTGGCGGCTCGTGAGCGACTACATCAGCGGCCCCGACAAGGGCGGCGCGTACCTGCTCGCGGTCAAGAGTTTCGGCGGGCAGGTGGCCGAGATATGGACGAAGCCGGGTAGCGAGGTACGTCCGATCCGCGACCGGATGAGCTTCATCCGCGGCTACGAGTGGAAGGACGGTACGCGGTGGGTGCCGGTCGATGAGAACGTCATCGTGGTGCACCTGTACTTCCCCGACAGTGACGACATCTGGGCGCACAAGAGCCCGCTCATGGACGTGGTGAAGTCCATCCGCACGAACGACAACGCCAGCAAGTGGCTCGACTACATGCTGCAGAACGGCGGCGCGCCCTCGGCGGTCATCGCCATCGAAGGGTCGCAGGAAGCGGCCGGCCAGATACAGGCGAAGATCAACGACGAGTACATGGGCGCGGAGAACGTCGGCAAGGTCGGCGTCGTCACCGGCTCGAAGATATCGAGCGTCAACCTCACATCGAACCTCTCCGACGTTGACCTCGGCCCGCTCAAGGACCGCCTAGAGCTTGCCGTCACACGCAGCTACGGCATCCCCGCCGAACTGCTGCAGCTCTACATCACGGCCGCGAAGGGCGAAGGGCTGCAGGGGTCGAGCTACCGCGAGAAGCGGAAGATCCTCTACGCCAACAAGCTGACGCCCGTGCATCACATGATCGAGGAAGCCGTCGGCATGGCGCTCTGCCCGCTCTACAGCCTGCCGGTGAACGCGCTCCGCTTCGACTACTCCGACATCGACGTGTTCGACGACACGCCGCTCGAGAAGGCGCAGCGTGCGCAGACGACCATCGCCGCCGTCGCCTCCATCACGACGGTGGGCGAGCGCCGCGCCATCGCATCATCCCTCGGCATCGCGCTCGACGACGAGATGAAGATGCCGCCGGGGGGCGATGACATCCCGGAGTTGGCGATGCGCGCACGCCTGACCGCGCTCACGTCGTACGGCAGCACCGCTGACGATAAGGCTCAAGCCGCACATGAGGCTAAGGGTACGTCGCCGCGCGAGCTGAAGCTTGCCACGTTCGACACGAAGGCGCGCTCGCTCGAAGCCACGTTCGCACGCAAGGCCAAGCGGGTGTTCGCCGACGAGCGGGCCGCGGCCAAGAAGGCGCTCGACGCGCTCGGTGATTCACCGACACAAGCAGCGGTCGTCAAGGCCGCCACGTCAGGCATCGACGAGCGGGCGTGGCAGGCGGAGTTCGTTGACGCGATCCGCGACGTGATGCTCGACGCTGCCGAAGATGCGTTCATGAACGTCGGCAAGAGCGCGCCCGCGTTGCACGAGACGAAGGACGTGCTGCCGTCGTTCGACATCACGCACCCTGACGCACTCGAAGCCATCCTCAACCGCGTGTCGAAGCTCGCGGGCAGCGTCACACAGACGACGAAGGACACCATCCGCGGGTTCGTGAGCCGCGGCATCGATAGCGGACAGACGCTCCGCGAGGTGGCAGACAGCATCGTCGATGAGGTCGGGCCCATCGGCACGCAGACAGCCGCCACACGCGCCGCCACCATCGCACGCACCGAGACGATAGGCGCGCTCAATGAGGGCGACAACCTTGGCGCTGCGCAAGCGAACGAAGTCTCACCGCTCACGAAGGAGTGGCTGAGCGCTGGTGACGGTGACGTGCGGGACAGCCACATGATCGACGGCGAAGTCATCGGCTTCAACGACACATTCAGCAACGGCCTCGCGTATCCGGGCGACCCGAGTGGTGGCCCGGAGGAGGTCATCAACTGCCGGTGCGTATGCCTCTACGACGTAGACCCCGAGGGCTAGGAAGGAGCGAGACATGCCTCGACGCAAGACGAACGAGACGATGATCCACAAGACCTACGCCTTCACGGTCACGGAGACGAAGGAGGCAGACGAGCGCACGGGCGTCATCGTCGGTGACGCGAACGTGTACGGCATCGTCGATTCCGTCGGTGACATCGTGGAGGCCGGTGCCTTCAAGCGCAGCCTCAAGGGTGACAACGTGCGCCCGCTCCTGTGGCAGCACGACACCTACGAGGTCATCGGCGACGGCGTGTTCGAGGAGACGGAGAACTCCCTGCGTCTCGCAGACGGCCAACTCTACAAGGGCGTCCAGCGTGCCGAGGAAGCGTACGAGATCGCCAAGCAGACGCGCCGGCCGCTCGGCCTGTCCATCGGCTTCTCCATCGCAAGTGGCGGTGCCTACAACGACGACGACGGCATCCGGCACATCACCGAGGCGAAGCTCTACGAGGTGTCGCTGGTGACGTTCCCCGCCAACGCCGCGTCGATGATAGACGGCGTGAAGGCCGAGCAGGGCGAGTACGAGTCGCTTGCGCAGACCATCATCGACGCCGACCTGGCGCTCCTCTCCGATGAGGACATCGACGAACTACTGGACGCGGCCGTGTACCTCGCCGATGCACTGACCCCCGAAGTCAAGGACGACGAGATCGTCCCGACGATAGCGGCAGACGACGCAGCCAAGATGCTGCAAGACGCCGCGCTCGCGCTCGCCGCACTCGTGTAGTCGGACCGCTCCCACCCGTAAGGACCGGGAGCACCCAGACGAACGACCCGCTGGCACCGCACCACATCCGACGCACGAGAAAGGAACAACCATGTCCGTAGACACCCTCGTCGAGGGAAAGGCGAAGGCTCTCAAGGCCGCAGCCGACGAGATGCGCAAGATCGCCGAGAAGGCCGACGGCATCATCACCGGCGACGACGCGGTACGCTTCAACGAGCTTCGCCAGGAGATCGAGGACGGCATCGAGCAGGTCAAGGCGCTCGAGGCCTCAGGTCGCCTCACCAACGTGCTCGACATGCCCGCCGCGACCGTCCCGCACAACACCGATCCCGACGCGAAGCAGCGTAAGAGCTTCGCCGAGCAGATCCTGGGCAACCGCGCGGAGTTCAAGAGCTTCGACGGCCGACACGTCGCGTCGATGCGCCCGGAGGACTTCAAGACGCTCGTGGGTCACACCACCTCAGGCGGTCAGTACCTCATCGCCACCGAGCGCAACGAGGGCGTGCTGATGCCGCAGCGTCAGCTCCTCATCCGTGACCTGTTCACGCAGGTGCGCGCGACCTCCAACAACGGCGAGTTCTTCAACCAGACGGCGCGGACCAACAACGCCGACTTCGTGAGCGACGAAGTGACGACCCCGAACAAGCCTGAGTCGGCAGTCACCTACGAGCTCAAGACGTGGACCGCTCGCACGATCGCGCACTGGATTCCCGTCACCAAGAACATGCTCAACGACTACGCCGAGATGGAGTCCCTCATCAACGTGGACCTCATCTACGGCCTGAACTACAAGGAGGACGAGGAGCTTCTGTGGGGCGCTGGCACGGGCAACGAGATCGACGGCATCATCGCCGCGACCGGCACCCAGAGCCACACCCGCGTGAGCGGTGACAGCCTCGCCGATACCGTGCGGCGCATGATCACCAAGAGCTACGTCTCCGGCGGCGTCCGTCCCGAGTTCTGCGGCATGACCCCCGAGACCTTCGAGGGCCTGGAGCTGGCGAAGGCCACCACCGGCGAGTACCTGTACGTCATGGTCAACGGCCGCGTGTGGGGTCTCACCATCTGCGAGTCGCCCGCGTTCGAGGACCCGGCCAACGCCGGGAGCCACTACATCCTCGTCGGCAACGGCACGCTCGGTGCGCGCATCCACGACCTCGAGGACGAGAACGTGGAAGTCGGCGTCATCGACAAGCAGTTCGTGCAGAACACCCGCACGCTGCTCGCCGAGAAGCGCCTCGGCTTCAGCCACCGCATCCCGGCGTCGTTCGTGTACTGCAACAACACCGAGGACGGCAACGGCTACATCAGCTAGTCGTTCCTGGTGGTCGTCATGGGGGGCGGGGCTTCATGTCCCGCCCCTTCACCCGAGCGCATCGTCCCGGTACTTCCTCGGGGCCGTGGCGGTGCGTTCGGTTGAGGGGAGGCCCCAAGACCGAGGCGGTA